ATGTGATCGACATTCGTTCGGCCGCCCGGCAGCGGGCAAACCTGCGCAAGTTCATTTCCGAGAACTTATCGAATGCCGCGCTGGCCAAGAAGTACGGCGTGCATGTCAACACCATTGAGCGTGTTGTTAGCTATGAATCTTTCTCGCATTTAGTTTAAAATCACACCAGACCCCGGATAGCGCAGAAGTCATGAGCTGCGCGACAAAGAGCCACCTTATCTTTCCGGGCCGTCTTTACCAAGGTAGCACAAGGTGAACAACAATGTCTAGTTACGCGCTTTATGAGGCTGAGAAATCTATCTGGCTTCGTGATCATCCAAATGCCACGCCTGCTCAGGTTCTGCGTGCGTTCCAAGCGATTGCCCGGAGGCTTGGGCTATGAACCACAATTTTGACATAGACGATGCCAAGAAGTACGGGCTGTCAGAGGCTGTAATTTTGTCGAACTTCCAATTCTGGATAGCCAAGAATCATGCCAACCAACGCCATTTTTATGATGGACGGACATGGACCTATAACAGCATCAAGGCGATGGAAGAACTTTTCCCGTACATGTCGAATGGGCAGATACGTCGGGCCGTAGACAGTCTGGTACAGCAGGGTGTTTTGGTTCGCGGGAATTACAACCAAAGCCCCTATGACCGGACAACATGGTTCGGGTTTTCTGATGGATATTTGGCGGAAATGGAGTTGGCAAAAGAAAAATTTCCATTTGGCAAAACCGACAAATGTACTAGTACAGATATAAATACAGATAACCCCCCTACCCCCAAGGGGGGAGAGCCTATAGGATTCATCAACTTCTGGAATGCCTGGCCATCCAGTCTCAGGAAACAATCCAAAGGCAAATGCCTGGAAGCTTGGAAGAAAAATAGAACCGAGATGGTGGCAGTAGTTGTTCTCATCCACGTCCAGCGGATGGCGGAAAGCAAAGAGTGGATGAAAAATGGGGGGGAATTCATTCCTGCCCCTCTTGTTTACCTGAACCAGAGGCGCTGGGAGGGGGCCGAAACTAACGCAGCATCGGCTGACCCATTCGCGGGGGCCATCTAATGAGTCTTGAAAGCCTGATGAAGCTGAGAACGCAAGGCTATGCGCCGACTGCCGTATGGGTCATAGTGGGCGATTCGCCTGTATGGCTACCCGATACCCCTGATCATATTTTTGTGAAGCCCACAGATACTCCAGAACGCATGGATTGGCGGCCAGTCGTCGGGATGCACGTCGATCTTTTCGAGCTGGGCGACAACCGCGAACTGATGGACCGCGTAGGGGCCGCCGTAGAAGCCGCCCAGGCCCGTAGCTGTGGCATTGCCTGCAAAGACGGTGCATTCGGTGCCAGCCCAGCACATGAACAAGTTTTGAAACGTATTTTTAGGACGCTGACGCAATGAACATCATCTCGGATGAAATGGATTTTTCGGTGTACCTACGGGCTACCGAAGCACAAACCAGGGTGCGCCCTGCTTCGCAGTGGATAGACGAAATCAAGGCCCGTCTTCGAAGCTTTGGGGCAGAAAAGAAGATCTACCTGCCGTGGGACAAGACCCGCGATGTATTCGACTTCCGCCCGGGCGAGGTGACCCTGTGGGCAGGGCAGAACGGCCACGGCAAGAGCTTGCTAACCAGCCAGGTAGCACTCTCACTGCTGGGTCAGGGGCAAAAGTGCTGTATCGCCAGCTTTGAAATGAAGCCCGCCACGACCGTGCAGCGCATGGCCCGCATGTTCTGCGAGATGAACCCATTCAGCCCCGAGTTTCAGCAGGGCGCAGGCCTGGATGCGATTGATGCGCTGTACGAAGACTTTGGAACATGGGCAGATTCCGGACTGTGGCTGTACGACCAGCAGGGCACAGCAGACGCGGACAACGTGATCGGCATGTCCCGCTACTGCGCCAAAGAACTGGGCATCACCCATATTTTCATTGACAGCTTGATGAAGTGCGTGGCCGGTGAGGATGATTACAACGGGCAGAAAGCATTTGTGGACGAACTGACCGCCGTAGCCCGTGACCATGCGTGCCATATCCACCTGGTGCACCACCTGCGCAAGCCTGCGAACGAAAGCCAGATTCCAGACAAGCACGACAACAAGGGCAGCGGAGCCATCACCGACATGGTTGACAATGTGATGATGGTCTGGCGCAATAAGCCCAAAGAGGATGACGTAAAGGCTAATGGCATGAACGCCAAGAAGGCCAGCGAAGCAGACACGATGCTTTTGTGCCGCAAGCAGCGCAACGGCGAAGAAGAACCCACGATCAAGCTGTGGTTCGACAAAGACGCTATGCAGTACGTGGGTGAGAAGGGCGATTGCCCTATGTACTTCCCCAACTACCCGCACCGGAGGTCGATGTGAATAACTTGAAAAACCAATTTCTGTCCGTAGACGAAATCAAGAACGCGCTGATCGTGCTGGGGGATGTATGAATGAGCTCCACCTATTCGCAGGAGCCGGTGGGGGGATCCTCGCTGGAGAACTGCTGGGAGACCGCTGTATCGGAGCCGTTGAAATCAACCCATACGCGCAAAGAATCCTCTTTGCCCGCCAAGAAGATGGCACGCTCCCGCGTTTCCCGGTCTTCAGTGACATTCTCAAATTCGATGCTCGACCCTTCCGAGGCTACGCTGATGTCGTTTCTGGCGGCTTTCCCTGCCAGGACATTAGCAGCGCAGGCGATCGAGCCGGAATCACCGGAGCTCGGTCTGGACTATGGAAAGAGTTCGCACGGGTGGTTTGCGAGGTTGAGCCAATCGAAGTCAGAGTGGAAAACTCCGCAGACCTCACTTCTCGAGGACTCGGAGTTGTTCTTGGAGACCTGGCCGCGATGGGGTTCAATGCTCGATGGGGTGTGCTATCTGCAGCCGATTTGGACGCCCACCATCTGCGGGAGCGAATCTGGATCCTTGCTTCCCACCCTCACCGTCAACGGCAACAACAATCGGCCTTACCCCGGCAAAAAGTCTGGCTACGGCCTGGCCACAGCCGTAGCGCTTCTGCCCACGCTGACGACTATAGGTCTCAATGGGGGCAGCAACAGTCGGCGCGCCACGGAGAAGCGCGGAGAGCCGCCTACCCACATTGGCCCGCTGAATCCGGATTGGTGCGAATGGTTCATGGGGTTCCCAATCGGCTGGACCGTATCTATTGCCTTGGAAACGCACAAGTTCCAAGAGTGGCGGCAGCAGCATGGCGCGTCTTACGGGAGGCTGCATGAATGACCTGCCAACCCTGCCAGGCTTCCAGCGCCACGCCGACCTATGCGCTGCACCTCGCGCATTTAATCCGCATGGCCCGCATTCCGGGCTTCAAGGAACACGCATGGCACCGGGCCAAGCAACTGGATGCGGATTACACCGGGCAATGGACGGGCATCGCCCAGGCGCTTACGGCAGAAATGCAGCGGCTGGCGAAGGGGTTGGACTTGGCTTGCGAACCGAGGAGTAACAAATGAACTGCAAACCTGGCGATTTGGCTATTGTTATTGATTCTGGTGATTACCCGGAAACACTGGGAATGATCATTAGAGTTACTAAGGTCTGTCCAATACATAAAGATAGCTGGGAGACGGACCCTCCTTATTTTGTCGCTGGATATCGTTTACCAGCTGCTTTTAATGATTGCTGCCTTCGTCCCATCCGCGACCCAGGCGAAGACGCTACCGACGAAACCCTGCTCTGGTTGCCAGTGCCCAGTATTGAGGCGGTGGACGCATGAACGTCTTAACCCTCCCATGGCCGGACCGCAACCTGCACCCCAATGCCCGCCCCCATTACATGGTGCTGGCCAAGGCCAAGAAAGCCGCCCGCGAAAGCGCTGCTTGGGCTGCCAAGGCGGCATGGCCTGCGATTGATCTGCCTGCAGAGGGACGGTTGCACCTGTGGCTGGACTTCTACCCACCAGACCGCCGCCAGCGTGATGACGATGGGCTTCTATCAAGCATGAAGGCCGCACGCGATGGGATTGCCGACGCGCTGGGCATTAACGACAGCCGGTTTGTCAGTCATCCCTACATCAAGGATGAAGTGCGCAAGGGCGGGATGGTGGAGATTCGCATCACGCCAGAAGTCGGGGGTATGCGATGAACAACCGCTTGAGCACCAAAGACCGCGCCCACCTGGGCAGGGTTAAGGAACTGGCTTGCAGCGTGTGCGATGCCAGCGGCCCTAGTGATGCCCATCACATTAAGCAGGGCTGCCAATACACAGCCGTCGCGCTGTGCAAAGAATGTCATCAAGGATCATTTTTGGGCTGGCATGGGCAAAAGCGTGCATGGACCCTGGCCAAGATGGACGAGATGGATGCCTTAAACGTAACGCTTATGAGACTGAACGCATGACTGATCCACTTTTCAAAAACAGAACCCCAGAAGCCGCCGCACGGCAAATGGCTGTAGTGCTGATGTATTACCTGGAATGCCAGTACGCGACCCTTGAAGGTTTGCCAAAGAGTACGTCCAAGAGGGAGCGTGCCCGCCACCAAAGCATCGCCGATGGATGGCTTAAACACGTGATGGATCTGGATATATCTCCACAAACAAGAGGCCTCAGAGGGGCAGGTTGTGGCCGTGTGATTGAAGCAATGCAGAAAGCACAGCTATGACTTTTGACAAATTTGATTTGCAGCCCATTGGCTCAGCGATGGACAAAGCGCCGCCTCGCATTTTCAACTGGCTGGACTCGCAGTTATCAGTGGCTCGTCACTACGGTGGAATCACATTCAACGGCCACAGCTACACCATCGCACCGAACGATCCAGGCTGCCCACTTGTGCGCGCCGATGTACTGGCCCGAGAGGCAAAAGAGCGCAAGGCGGCGGCTAAGAAGGCCCGCCAAGCAGTTACGGAACAACAGGGAGAATTGCTTTGAACTACCCAGATTTAGACCCCAGCGTGAAGCACGGCCACTACAAAAAGGACGTGCGCCACCTTGATATGGTGGATGTGTATCGCGTGATCGAACTGTGGGAAATCAAACACCCAGCCCTGCAGCACGCACTCAAAAAGGTTTTAGCCGCTGGCAAGCGTGGTGCCAAGGATGAGGACAAGGACGTTCAAGAAGCCATCGATAGCCTTGAGCGCTGGAAGGAAATGCAAGCGGAGGATGCCAAGTCATGAGCAGTCAAACTTACACGCCCTGGTTCCCAGGTAGCACCCTGCCTGTACGCGCTGGATACTATGAGGTGCGCAACAATAGGTACATGGATGGCCGCCACCGGGGCAAGCTGTTCGGGTCTCGGAAACGATATTTCACTGGAAGAATTTGGCTAACTGAAAAGCAAGGACACCTAAGCATTTTTGGTTCGCACAACTCTCACGAATGGCGTGGCTTCACTGAGGCTCAAGCATGAGAAAGCGCACCAACCGCAAAGTGTGGATATGCGCACCAGGCGTAACCCCACTCGAGCACGCCCAGTACCAAGCATCCATCCTGACGGCTGTCGAGTGGGTAGAGCAGGTCAAGCCTGTACAGGTCGCCATCGAGTCGCTGTGTCAGGGCCATTGGGACGCGCACCGCGACTGGCAACCGCTGTTCATGGCGCTGAACCGCATCGAGAGCATGTTGACCCTCAAGCGGGCGGCGGACAACGGGCTGATCGCAGAGGCACAGTCCGTGTTTGTCGCGGCTCTGGACCGCCAGAAGGCCACAGGAGCGACAGCATTCAAAGCCGCCGAGATGGCAATCATCCGGGAGGTTGGCGCGGTCTACGGCGACCTGCTGCGCGAGATCACCCACAAAGACTTCCAAGCAGCTTGCCGGCACACAGATGCCAATGTGCAGCGGATCGTGCGCCAGCGTGGGCCGAATGTGGCCGAGTCGGGCGGTTGCTTGATTGAGCGGAGGGCTGTGGCATGACCCGCCCTATAGGATCAAACATCCGCGCCGTGTGTGCGCTGCTAGAGGTTCATGGTGTCATGACAAGCGGGGAGATACACGGCTTTATGCCCAACACCGATCCGGCCACCATCCGGAAATATTGCTCCCGAGCCGTCGGGCATAAGCTGGTGAGCGTCAACCGCATGTCCTACCCATACACCTACAAAGCCATACCAGGATGGCAGGGCAAGCTGGGCAATGCTTACGTGACAGAGCCAATTCCAGCCCCTACGGTGCGGCCTGCCAAGCCAGTTATGCGCAGGGTTTCCAGTGTTTGGGACTTGGGGGCGATGGCATGACCGATCGCCTCACGATACAATGCTACGAGCCAGTGCAGACGCATAAAGCCATCATGCAACAGCTTTGGCCCCTGGCGAAATCGATGGTTATTGCGGGTCATCGCATGGTGCTTGAGTTGCGACCCGCATCCAAGACCCGCGAGGCCGAAGCCAAGTACCACGCCATGATCGGAGAAGTCGCCAAGCAAGCCCAGCACCTGGGGGCTACGTGGTCGGCTGACGACTGGAAGCGCTTGCTGCTAGATGCCTTCGCCCGTGAGACTGGCCGCACGCATGGGAAGGTGATCCCCAATTTGGACAAGACAGGCGTGGTCGAGGTGGGTATCCAGTCGCGCAAGTTCAGCAAGGCCGACGCAAGTGAGTTCATCGAGTGGCTACATGCTTGGTGCGCTACGAATGGGATAACTCTGTCAACTGACATACCACAGGTGGAATATGAATACTGAAACCTACCGCAACGGCTGCCACGACCGCAAGCCGTTCAAGACGCTAGTGGCCGTACAAGATGGATGGACTTTGGATGGCCGTCGCGACATGACTAGGGTATACAACCCAATGGCTAAAGACTGCCAGTACACCAAGACTACGCTGGGCCAGGCCGATAAGGGGTGTACCGGTTGCAAGTGGAGGGCAGTGCCTCAAAGTGCTGCTTAGTGCCATAAGGTGCAAAATGCGTACCATCTTTGTAGGGTGACAAGCCAATCTAAGAACTTATAGGACAGCAGAAAATGCAATCAATTAAAATCATTGTCATGGTTGGAAATCTCCATGTATCCGATTCGGGCGCGGAGTCTTGGGACCCGGGGACTCAAACATACACCGGCTTAGTTTCGGGTACGTCACTCAACGACGCATCTAGAGAAGAGGCTCGTAAAGTAACAAACGAGATCCTTCAAGGAATGGATACGGGTTTTCTGCCAACTTAACCTTTTTCTTCACTGGACACGCTGCAGGGCACCCAAACATCATGACTGACAAATTACTTAATGCATTCCCATTGCCTTGGCGAGTGGATCAACAGCATTTCGATTTGACGAACGGCGAGTCAATCCTGATCGGGTGTGGGGTGTTGGATGCAGAAGGCAGGATGGTGTTTTATTGCGGTGCTGAATGCAATTTGAGCGACAATCAATTGCTAGAACTGGTAGAGCTGGTCAATGCTGGATGTAAGCCATGACCCTAACCGCCAAACAAGAGGCATTCGCCCAGGCCATAGCTGACGGCAAGAACCAATCGGACGCATACCGTGCGGCTTATAGTGCCGGGAACATGAAGGACAACTCCATCAACGTCAACGCAAGCAAAATGGCTGCTGATGCTAAGGTGGCGCTAAGGATCAAAGAACTCAAAGAAGCCCTGGCCAATAAATCGCTCTGGACGCGGGAGCAATCGGTCGCTGTGCTTGCCGAAGTGGTTGGTTCAATGGATGCCAAGCATAGCGACAAAATCAGCGCTGTGAAGGTTTTAAACGATATGCAAGGCTTCAATGCGCCGGAGAAGTTGGAGCTGTCCGGGACGGTATCGACCATTACGCGCATTGAGCTGGTGGCAAAGTCTGCTGAATGAGCACTGTTCGCTTAGAGCTGCCGCCTAAGTTGGTCCCCGTGTTCGAGGGGCCAGCAGACATACGCGGTGCATACGGTGGCCGAGGCTCCGGTAAGACCATGAGCTTCGCCAAGATGACGGCTGTGCGTGCGTACATGTGGGGCAAGGCAGGCCGGGAAGGGTTGATCGTCGGTGGTCGACAGTTCATGAACAGCTTGGAGGACAGCTCCATGGCTGAAATCAAGGCAGCGATTCTGTCCGAGCCGTGGCTTAGCGAGTATTTCGACATTGGCGAAAAATACATTCGCACCACCGATGGGCGTATCCATTACTCGTTTGTCGGCTTGGATCGGAATGTGGGCAGCATCAAGTCCAAGGCCAAGATTCTGCTGTTCTGGGTGGATGAAGCTGAGCCTGTGCCTGAATCTGTGTGGCAAGTCCTGATCCCAACGCTGCGCCAAGAGGATAGTGAACTATGGGTGACATGGAACCCAGCACGCAAGGTCAGCGCAACCCACAAGCGGTTTAGAGAGGCTCAAGACCCACGCATGAAGGTGATCCAACTGAATTGGCGTGATAACCCATGGTGGCCCGACATTCTTGAGCGGACCAGGCTCAAAGACAAAGAAGAACGCCCGGATAGCTATGAGCACATTTGGGAAGGTGATTTTGTCACTGTGGTGGAGGGTGCGTATTTCGCCAAGTACCTGACCGAAGCTAAAGCTCAAAACAGAATCTCACGGGTGTCGGCTGACCCATTGATGACCATTCGCATATTCTGCGATATTGGCGGCACTGGGGCCAAAGCAGACGCATTCACGATGTGGGCAGCGCAGTTTATCGGACGCGAGATTCGTGTTTTGAATTACTACGAATCAGTGGGCCAGCCTCTGGCATCGCATTTAAACTGGCTGCGCAGCAATGGGTATGAGCCAGAAAAAGCGCAAATATGGCTGCCGCACGATGGCGATACTCAGGACAAGGTGTTTGATGTGTCCTACCGCAGTGCACTTGAATCTGCTGGGTATTCTGTTACAGTCGTCGCCAATCAAGGCAAAGGTGCGGCAAAAGCGCGTATTGAAGCGGCCCGGCGGTTATTCCCCATGATGTGGTTCAATGAATCTACAACAGAGGGCGGGCGCGGTGCATTAGGCTGGTATCACGAAAAGCGAGATGACGAACGTGGGATTGGACTGGGACCGAATCACGATTGGTCTAGCCACGGAGCCGATAGTTTTGGTCTGATGTGTGTGGCATATGAGCAGCCTTCGCCCAATGCCGCGAAACCGATTGTCTACAAGACGCGTAGAATCGCGTAATTTTCAAAAAGGTTGGTGCGATGGTCATAGACGCTGTGAAGCTGTCGGGTTCTAGCCAGGGCACAAACTGGGGATTGCTGCATGGCTAAGAAACGAATGGATGACGACGCTATTCTGTCCATCGTCCAGCGATACGAGGAAGATGCATCGGCTTACACGTGGGGGCAATTGGGCACCGAGCGTGAAAAGGCGATGAAGGAATATTACCGTGAACCCTACGGTAATGAGGAAGAGGGCCATTCGGAGATTGTCACCAGCGAGGTGCAGGATACCGTTGAGTGGATTCTCCCGTCTCTGCTCAAGATCTTTTCCAGCACCGATAAAGCCGTCTGCTTTGAGCCGACAAAGGCTGATGAGGAAGAGGGCGCAGACCAAGCCACGGCAGGCTGCAATTACGTGTTCTACAAGCAAAACAACGGATTCCTGACGCTATATACGGCGTTCAAGGACGCGCTGCTGGTAAAGAATGGCGTGGTGACCTGGCGCACCGAGACAAAGCGCACCAAGACCTGCAAGAACGTCCGTGGTGTCGATGAAATGTCCCTTGCCATGCTGATGGTGACCGAGGGGTGGGAGATTGAATCTTCCGAGCCGCTGCCGACGCAACCCATGATGACGCAGGACGGCCAGCCAGCAATCGACATGATGACCGGCCAACCCTTGATGGCCCCGGCGACTCACAATGTCCGGCTGTACAAAATGGAGGAAAAGCGCACGATCAAGGTGGAAGCAATCCAGCCCGAGCGCCTTCTGGTGCAGCGTGATTGGACCAGCCCGTTACTCGCCGATTGCCCATACGTGGGCGAAGTCATCCCCGTTACGCTGTCTGAGCTGCATTTAATGGGCTTTGATGACGTAGAGGCCGATGACCTTACGCCCAGCAGCCAATCCAACCTTAGCCCGGATGCGTCTTACCGCGAGAACCGCTCCAACACAGCGCAGACGGGCTACCTGGGCGATAGCTTCAACCGCATCTCTGATGACGAAAGCCAGGTCCAGGGCGTGCTCTACCGTGAGTGGGTGCTGATTGATGCCGATGGTGATGGCGTTGCCGAGCGGTTGGAGATCTACCGCCTAGAAGACAAGATTCTGAGCCGTGAGGAGTGTTCGCACGTACCGGTGGCTATGTTCTCGCCGATCCTCAATCCGCACCGCTTTGACGGCATGAGCGTAGCCGAGACCATGAGCGATTTGCAGCGCCTCAAGACCGAGCTGACGCGGCAAATGATGGACAGCGCATACCTGGCGAACAATGCGCGCACGGTCGTGGTCACAGACGCTGCTGGATCACCTCAGGTCAACATTGACGACTTGCTCGACTCCCGCGCCGGGGGCATTATTCGCGCCAGGTCGCTGGATGCCATTCGACAAGAGGTTGTCCCGTTTGTTGGTGGCCAGACCTTGCCGCTGCTGCAATATGTGGACTCGATGGGTGAGAAGCGTACAGGCGTATCAGCCGCACAGCAAGGGCTTGACCCCAACGTACTGCGCGCAGACAAGACTGCTGTGGAGGTGCAGCAAACCGCTAATGCTGCCCAGGCGCGAGTGGAGTTGATTGCGCGGGTGTTTGCTGAAACGGGCATGAAGCCCATGTTTCAGGGCATTTTGAAGCTGTTGACCGACGGCCAGATGGAAACTATCGCATTCCGGTTGTTGGACAAGTTCGTAGAGTACGACCCCAACGAATGGCGCGACAGCTACGACATGACGATTAACGTCGGCCTAGGTACTGGTGACCGCAACCAGCAAATGGCCATGCTGCACGGCTTGGAGCAGGCGCAACTGGGCCTGATGGGTGGCCCGCTTGGCCCAATGCTGGTGACTCCAAAGCAGGTTTACAACGTGCAGGCAAAGAAGGCCGAGGCTGCGGGCTACAAGAACGTGGGCGAGTTCTGGACCGACCCAGGCGATGCTCCGATTCCACAGCAAGCGCCACCGCCTGACCCGGCTATTCAAATTGCGCAGATGAAAATGCAGGGCGAGGCGCAGAAGGTACAGTTTGAATCTCAGGCCTTGCAGCAATTGGAGCAATTAAAGGCCCAGGCTAAACTGCAAGAGGTGCAGGCTAACCTTGAATTGCAGGCTGCAAACGATGCCCGTGATTCAGAGCGTGAAACTATGATTGCCGCCTATAAGCAGCAATTGGAGAAATGGCAGCTTGAGTTTGACCGCTACAAAACCGACGCAGATAATCAAACGCGGATTATTGTTGCGGAGATTGCCGCAAACCAGCGCAGGGAGCAATCGTATATTTCCGCGCAGACCGCGCAAAACACTGCTGCCTAGGCAGAAACCGACACGCTAGAAAGTGAATCATGAGCAAAAGCATCTCCAATGGCCTTTCCGTTGATATTCCAGTTCAGGCGACACATTCGCTAAAACTGGCGTGGCTGGGTGGCACATATACCGCGAAGATCATCTCGGGCGCGGCCAATTTACCTGTGGCCCTGGCTACCAACTCAGCCAGTGACCAAACATTTGGCCCGTATGCCACAGCCATCATGGTTCGCCTCACTGTGTCAGCCATTGGCCGTGTGGCATGGGATACCGCGAGCGCCCCGGCATTTATCCCGCCTGGCGAGCAGTTCACGCGGCAAGATGACGGTATTCCTGTAACGCTATCCGGGGTCGGGCCTGCAGCTGCATTTGCGGGGGATGGGGCTGGGAATTCCGCGCCAAGCGAGCGTGTGGCAGTCACGGCCTCCCGTGCACTAACCGCTGCCGACCACGGCAAGATTCTGGAAATCCAGAACGCTGGCCTCACGCTGACCACTGCATTCAATACGTTGCCGTCTACCTTTTTCTGTGTGTACAGCCTGCAATCGGGAACCACCTCCTTTGCGTTTACTGGTGGTGCAACCTGCAACGGTGCGGCCACCACCATCACACGCGCAGCTTCGGCCAACAAGTTCGTGGGCTTTGCCTCGCGGGCGACTGCAAACGCGTTCGACATGGATGGGGTGTAACCCATGGGTGCGTATCTCGGCATAGTTGGCAGCAACAACACAAATGCTGCGCAGTACAAGACCAACACCGGCTTTGCAGTACCCGCAGGCGATTGGACCCTCATGTTGTGGGATTGCCCAAATGCGGGCGCAGCAGGTAACGTCATTTCGCGTGGCGGTCTTGCGGCAGCACCTTGCATCAATTTGATTTTCGGGGCCAACGGTTATCGGGCGGGCGGCATTGATGACGCTGGAAATACGCTGTTTAGCGGCGGCACGCTGGACACCATCGGCGGGGCGGCTCCAAATGCTTACTTCACAGTTTCAGACGCGGCCTTCACTCCACGCTTGCATTTCATAATCCGACGCGCTGGGGTCAGTGAGTATTGGGTCGCAGAGGGCGGTCACGCTCCGGTCAACGTGGCAACCGAGACCCGTACGTTCGGGGCGCTTGCTCTTGGAAACTGGGGGATTGGCTCAACCGGTGGCACGGCAAATTATGAGGCTGCGGTAGAGGGGTTTGCTTTCGCAACCGCAGCCATCTCACTCAAAGACATGGCGCTAGCCGCCGCAGGTGTGAAGCCGACGAGCCTTGCTAGTTTGACGGGGGCGCTGCCGGTCTATTACCCCATCGAAGACGCGAATCTCAGCAACACCGCGAACCCTGCGACACAGACAAACCTGGGTAGCAGCGGAACCGTGGTGTTTGTGCGCCAAGGGCTGATCACCAACTTTTCAGATTCCCCGGTCATGCGCGGCGCTACGGCCAACAATCAGACGATTGGCACTACGACAGAGCCAACGAACGTCGTAGCCCTCGCCCCAGTTGCTGAGGCCTTTTCTGTCATCCGGCACAACAGCGGCTCTGCGTCGCTCACATTCACAGGCACCGACTGGGGCACCGGCACTGCAGATGTGCAGTTGCGTTTTGTCATCAACGGCCCAGGCGGGGCTACGACCAGCGCTTGGCAGACTATCGCCACAGCCAGCGCTGGCAACGGGTCGGCAATCAGCGCTGTCGTGGTTGTCCCCAAGGGCTACTGGCGCAACATTGAGACGCGTCGCGTCAACAGCGCCGGGGGCACTGGTGACAGTAGCCGTCCGAACCGTACTTGGGTGCCGTGGGCAGTTGGTGAAGTCGTGGCGGTGTTTGGAGATAGTTTTCAGGGCCAGATCGACGGGGCCACACGTTACGGCCTACTGGCCCCCAACAGCTACACCGCAAAATTAGGGACCACCTCCAGTGTCACGGGGATTGCGCGCAGTCACTGGACCCATTTGCAAGGCACTACGGGGGCAATTGGCGGCGCGCTGGGTGAGAACATGATTGCCAACAACTTGTCGGAAGCCTCGCAGTGCTGCGTGGGCATTGGCGTGTTCTGGGCTGGCGCATCGTTGCTCGCAAACTGGAATGGGCGCTTGAGTTCCGCTACGTTCACCTCCGCCAAAGTGGCATTCGATGTGCAGGGGGGTTTGAATCGCCCCAGCATCATCACTTGGGTTATGAACCGGCAGGCAGGTCAGGACATCTCTACCAGCGACCAGTGCTATGCAGACATGGAAGCCTTCCGGGTCACGCTTGACGGCTGGCTAGGTGCAGGCACGTACCATATTGCTTACATGACCGCGCCGCAGACTTACGCGCCCGACACCACCGGGCAGGCCACGTTGGCGCGCAGTAATTTTCACGTTCTGAGAGTAGAGACAAAGCGCTGGTGCGAAGACAACCCGAGCATTTCTACGCACGGGAACATCGCTTACGGCTACGTCGCGCCAGATGGAACGCATCCAGGAGATGATGCCCGTATTGATCTGTTAGACCCGCTTTGGGGGAATTTCGTCGCCTGGATACGGGGTGCGCCAACTGCCATCAAGCCGCGCGGCCCTTTTATTCGCAAGTTCACCCGGGTGGGCGGCACGCTGGTCGTCAAAGTTGCCGGACTCGGCGCGGCCTCGCTATTGCTCAAAAGCGGTGCAAACGCCAGTGGTTTTACGCTGAGTGACGACAACTTCACCACATCGGCAACTATCGCCAGCGCCACACTGACGGCAGCTGATGAGATAACGCTGACCCCGGCAAGCCTGCCCGCAGGTGCCGTGCGTTTACGCTACCTGTACGGCACTCCCGGTGTGAAAGCTGGGGGGTCACCCGATACATCAACTGATGCAGGCACAAACAACGTGCTCTATTCCGACGCGACAATTCAGGGAAAACAGGCCATGGCTGTGCTACCGATCCTGGGTGACGTGACCACGTACTATGCGCTTGCCGAGGGCGTGGACCTTGGTGATGATGGTGTAGGGGCACATTTCACCCCGCTGCTCATGCTGATGTGCCACTGATTGACAACTTCTTACAGATGAACCCATGACAGACCAACAAGCCGTTACAGCCAGCCACGACGCACGCCAGGTGCTAGATAACCCTGTGTATCAGGAGGCCATGGGGCTGCTGAAAACTGACGTAATCCAAACATGGAAGAACTGCCCAGTACGGGATAGCGAGGGGCAATTACTTCTGTTACAGTTGATTAAGTTGGCTGATAAATTCGAAGGTATCCTGAATGGATATATCGAGAATGGGAAACTGGCTCAGCGCAAATTGGACTTGGATAAAATCCGCAGTGAATCGAAGCCTAAACAGCTTTTGCGGCGCGTAGGTTTGTAATATTTCGGCGTTCACCCGCCATCCGGCCTCTGTTGCGAAACATGCCATGATTCTCCCCGGTGACTTGGGGGAGTATCTCGACTTAGAAAGAGAACTTCATGAGCAATGGACAAGCCGCATCGGCCCCAAGCGCAAGTGATGATTTGGTTCAATTCCTCACGGATAACCCGGATGCCGACGCATTCGCGCCCGATG